CAATTGCATTGGCATTTGGATCCACATTGGTTAAAGGTTTAGCACTTGCGGCGTCAGGATTTAGAAAACTAACTTTGGTGATGATGCGTAATCCAATCATTGCATTAGGTGTTGGAATAGCGGCAATTATAGAAAAGACTACAGGTGCATTCAGCAAACTGGCAGACAAGTTAGGTATTAAAGAACTTGCTGGTGAAGGTTTTGACAAATTGTTAGATGGTGCAAAAGGTCTGAAAGATGAAATCATTGGCAGTGATGGAGTGGTTAAAGGTTTAGGAGAATTAATCAACGACTTTGAAACTTTGAATGATGAGAGTGATAGATTAAACAAAAAAGCACAAGGTTACAACGCTGAACTAGACAAACAAACACAACAATTAGAAACAAATAATGAAACACAAAAGAAAGCAAACAAATTAAGCAAAGAACAATTAGCGGCGGCAAAAGAATTACAGGGTGTATTGGGAAGTCTATCCATACCAGGAGGATTGTTTGAAAGTTTTGATCCTATACAATCACAGATTGACAAACAAAAAGAAATACTTGCCAAAGCAAAAAAAGAAGAAAAAATTACAGAACGTCAACATCAGGTGGCATTGGAAAAAATAAGAGCAGATGGTCAAAGAGCAAGACAGCAAAAGTTAAAAGACGATATCCAAGCAACAGTTGAATTAATTAAAGCAGGCAAGGCAGAAGAAGCAGACATCGCCGTACTAGGTAAAGAAAATGAAAACAAATTGTTGGCGGCGCTGGGTAAAGATTTCTTAAACACATTGGCACAAACCAACGAAAAGGCATTCAGAATTGCCAAAGCGATTGCAATCACAGAAACAATTATCAACACAGCACGTGGTATTGTTAAGGCATTGGGACAAGGTGGTATTTTTGGATTTGCTTCAGCGGCAGTGATTGCGGCAACAGGTGCGGCACAATTAGCACAAATTAAATCAACTCAATACACAGGCCCAAGAGAAAAAGGTGGACAGGTCACAACTGGTAGATCATTCCTAGTTGGTGAAAAAGGTCCTGAATTATTCACACCAGATGCAGGTGGCCGTATTACACCTAACAATGAACTGGGTAATGTAAATATTAGTTTTACTATCAATGCAATAGACAGCAGAGACATAGACACTGTGTTGATAGAAAGAAAACAAACAATTATTGGTGTTATCAATGAAGCACTCAACAGAAAAGGAAAAGTGGGGGTTACTAACTAATGGCAAACATAGGACATCTTAACGGATTTTTATCTACACTGGGTACGGATGTACAATTCAGAAATGTAAATTTCCAGCAGGTCAACAACAGCAGTATTACAACCACTGTGAGTGGTCGTACGGTAAGAACATCAAACTCCACAACACTGTGGGCAGGACAATTAGAATTTACCACATACACACAGGCGGCATTCAAAGCAATACAGGCATTTTTTGCAAGAACAAGAGGCACACTGAATGACTTTTATGTGGTCATACCAGGCGTGAGCACATTCACCGGCAGTGCCACATTCTCACCAACACTAGAAGTTGTAGGCAATGTGTCTGCAGGCAACAACTCAGTTGAGATAAGATCGTCTGAAGGTTTAATAAATTTAAAAGCAGGTGATGTGATACAGTTCGAATCACACAACAAAGTTTACATGATTACAGAAGATGTCACAGCAATAGGACCTGACTCAGGAGATTCAGCAGGTGGTAAAACACTAAAATTTGAACCTAATCTTATATCAGCAGTTTCCAATGATCAATTTGTGAATTACACAGAGGTACCTTTCTTGGTAATATCCACAAGCGACACATATGAAATGCGATACAATGTGGATGGCACAGTACAATTTACAATAGATGTAAGAGAGGTAATTTAATGCCTCGTAATTTATCGGACACACAAAATCAATACTTGGCCAACAACGCCATCATAGGCATTTTGTTGATTGAACTCACAAATAAAAATGACACAGTGGAATATTACACAGATGCACCTTATGATATCACAATTGGTGCAAACACATATTCAGCAACAGACAAAATTTTACAGATTACAGAAAACACAGAAACAGCAGAACTACAGATATCAAGTGTCAACTTGGTGTTAAGTGCATTGAGCACAAATGCAATTACTGATTACGCAACACCACAAATGATTAACAAAACTGTGACCATAAGACGTGCATTCATAGACAGTTCATCTCAATTGTTGGTTGGAGACAGTGGAGGTGACCTCAGTTTAATTTTATTCAAAGGTCAAGTGTCAGGATATCAGGTACAAAATGATCAAGTAACAGCAACCATAACACTAGAAATAAGCAGTCAGTTTGCGGACTTCAGAAGAATACATGGCAGAAGAACCAATGAAGCAAACTATAGAAATTTAACCACAACTTTCACAACTACAGGTCGTCAACCCAAAGATGACAGAATCATGGAGTTTGCTTTCGAAGGTGTGCAAGACATTAGGTGGGGACAAGCATAATGGGATGGTTTAAAAAAATATTTAGGAAAATAAAAAGAGGTATCGACAAAGTTGTTGATACTGTGACCAATGTGGGTAAGAAGATTGGTTCTTTTGTGGGAGATGCATTTGGTTTTGTGATCGATCCAATGAGTTCACCAGAGATAGGTGATCCAAGTGCTTTCGCAGAAGGCATCAAAGCAACCAAGTCTGGTACCAACGTGTCCATTCCTGTGGTGTATGGACAACGTAGAGTTGGCGGCACAGTGATATATGCAGAAACAGGTGGAGAAAACAACAAGTACCTCTATGTGTGTTATGCAATATGTGAAGGACCTATACATGAAATACAAAATGTTTACATTGACGATAGGGCAGTTGAAGGACATGATCCTAGAGTTATTAGAACTGTAAAGGGCGGTCATCCTTTCAATGCAAATGAGGTTCAACCAAGAAATGCTATACAAGGCAGAAACATCACTGGACTATTCAAAGATGTGTTGCAGTATGAATTGCACAGAGGAGATGGAAACGGTACAGTGTCCGGTCTAGCAGGTACACCCAATCCTACAGGTGATGCAAATAATTCTTACAACGCTCCCAATTGGGGCACCAAGCAGAGAGTAGGTAATTTTCTCGCTTATGGATTTTTTAAATTTACATACAGAGGTGGCAATGACAGTCCATGGAAAGGTGGAATACCTGCAGTTAGTTTTGATATCTTAGGCAGAGAAATATTGGACATAAGGAACCCTCTTGTTTATACTCCTGGCGCCGCTGATCTCACAGATGATTATGTTGAAGACGATAATCCTCGTACTGATACAGGAACAAACGCTATTGGGGATCCTGATAGTGCAGGTGGAAAAAACCCTAGCGGTTTTGTTGCATCTAACTTTGCACTGGAACAAGAGGAAGGTGATCTTTGTGCAGGTTTGAATCCTGCTAATGCATTGATGGATTATTTGTTGAATCCAAGATATGGATGTGGATTACCCAAAGAAAGTATAGATCCAGAATCTTTTAGAATTGCCGCAGAAAAATTTAATCAAAATGTTGCCTACAGTAGCACACAGACAGGTAAAGCAATGACCTGCAATGCTGTGATACAGACAGAGAGACCATTGATTGAAAATGTTAAAATTTTATTGAATGGTTGCAGAGGCATATTGCCTTATGTGAACGGCAGATACAAATTGGTGGTGGATGATGGAGGTAACGCAACTGATATTACGTCAAGCACTGTGACAGTTGCGTATGATGTTGATGCAAATGAATTTGTAGGACCAGTTTCATTAACTGGTGAAACAAAAAGCACCAAGTACAACAAAGTGTTGTTGAATTATGTTGAACCTGCACAAAATTTTACCAACCAACAAGTAGTACACACTGTGGATGCTGACAGAACTGCTGACGGTGTGGACATGGTGGGTGAATTTAGTTTTCCTACACTGACCAATGTGGGTATTGCAAGGGAGTTAGCAAGAACAATTTACGACAAAAGTAGAACACAAAGAACAATCAGTTTCGAAACCACACAAGAATTAATGGATACCAGTCCAGGTGATATCATAAGAATTACAGATGAGGTCATCGGACTTACCAATGTAACCTTTAGAATTGTGGGTATGACCATTACCACAGATATGCGTGTTAAGATAGAAGCAGTGGAACACGATGCGTCAGTGTATCCATTTGTTATAGGTGAACAAATTGAAAATCCAGCAAGGGTTTTCCTACCAAGTGATCCAGCACCAAAACCACGACAAACACCAGTAGGTCCTGTGGAAGAAAGATTTTTTCCTGGTGGAGGAGGAGGCAATCCACCTCCTGGAGGAACACCACCACCACCTAGAAAACCACCACCAGCACCTAGATTACAAGTAAGTGAATTTGCAACTCCAAACAACGCAATTCCACCTTTGACGTGGATGCGTCCAATACCTCTAACGTTATCTGATTGGAATGCAAGGTCGGCGGCAAACGGTATAACTTTACGTTACCTTTTGCCTCTATACATAGAAAATTATTACAGCAACACACGTTTTGCCGCACATGATGGTAGAATAAACAAACACCTGTTTGATAAATTTTGTCCATTAATACACAAACGTTATGATACAGACGGAGTGGGTGGTCATCCTTACAATTTTGAAAATGATCCTGGCAGTGGTATATCCACTTTGTTTGATATTTCTGGTGGCACAGTGTATGATTTTCAACCAGGCAGTAGTGCATCTTTTTTAAAAAATGGAACAGTGCGTTCACAAAAATTACACATGAGAATGGCATTGCCATTAATGGCATTTGATTTTGTGCGTGTGACATATTTTGACGCCAATGGTACAAACATAGGCGAACAAAAGGTAGATTTAATCACAACAGATGACAATGGTCGAGCAGTTCCAAGACAACCTTTTAGTTATGGTTTGTTAAATTATCTAATGGATTCAAATCCACAACCAAGGTCTGCATTACCAGGAGATACCAATGTGGGTGGTATACCTTTAGAAATACACGCGGCACCCAACGTGTTTGTGCAAGTGCGTGTGATCAAAGGCAACAAGGAATATGAAGTTGTGGGTGATTTCACCAGCATCACAGAAACCAACTATGTAGACAATCCTGGCAACAGGACCTATATGGTAAAAGGCGTCAGCACAGTGTTACCAAACGGTTTAGATTCATTCATAAATTTTGTTGTAAGAGAATGGATCATACATCCAAACAATCTTGCAAGAGGCACATTCAATATTGGCACAAGTGGTAGCAAACCAAGTGTGAATCTAGGAGGTTAATATGTCAGGCACAGGATATTACGCAAAAGACGAACAATTATACAAAGCACTGCCCACAAGACAATGGGACGATTACGATTCAGCAGGTGTGCAATGGGAGGATTGGACACAATGGGATGAAAACCCAGGAACCAGTGTTGCATTCACTACAGAAATTTTTGATTTGGATGAAAGAAAAACTTTTGCCCCACTTGTGGATATTGAAGCAAGTATGCCTGCAAAAGTCACAGTGATCACAGGAGACACAGTGGACAGTTCGGGTGGTGCGATAGACAGTGCAACCTCAGAAACTTTTATACCCAATCAAACAGGCATCTCTACAAAAACTGCAAGATTTGTGCAGTTGACAGTGACCGTTGAACAGGACAGTGGGGGTGATGAAATCAGCGAATCTGACACACCTTACATACGTCGTATCCAACCCAATTTCCTAACACAATTTGCCACACAGCATTTTGACAACATTGACACATCAACTTTGAGTGGATCCACAGGACAGAGAACACTGTTTGACGGTTCATCAAACAGTACGCAAGTGATATCTTGCCAGGTACAAATTTTAAATACAACACTGACAGATGACAGTGCAGGACATCCTGCAACACCTGTTATCTATGTTGAAAAAACCACATCCACAGTGGTGTTGCACATCTTTGATGTGGACACATACGGTAAACGTAAAAGAATAGATTGTGTGGTGGATGCACAATTGAGAACACTGCCCGCATTGAGAACAGACAATTCAGGTAGCATAGTGGAGACATAAAATGGCATGGCCAACAAATAAACCAGATTCAAACAAATTTTCAGCAGACACAGATTCAATCAAAGAATCCAGACCTGAACTGAACACAATGAGTCAGGCAGTGAACGACATTGTGGACTTTGTGGACACCACAGGCATTGCAGATGGAAAAATTCTAAAATACAACGCTTCCAATGCCAGATTAGAAGTAGCGGATGACGGAGGTATTGAAAATCCAATCCTATTGGATGGATCAGACAGTGCAGGCGGTGTGCAAGGCAGTATAGAATTATCTGGATCAAGTCTTCAACTTGGTTTCGCCCAAACAACTTCAAATGCTCCGCGTCTTGATTTAACAACTGATAATGGTGTGAATGCGGCAAAGATTGATATGTTCATCGAACATACATCAGGTACTGCAAATCATAATTTCCAAGGAGGCAGTGTCACTTTCTATAACGGATTTACTAACCATGAATTCAAGGTTAACATGACCCATTTAAGATTGAATGGTCGTGATGCTACTGTGGGTCAATTTCCAATCAATTCGATCACCACTCACAATCAACCCTTAATGATTGCGGCAATATCTGGTGTGGACGTGATACCAAACGGAAACACCACAGATTACGTGACAGATATGCCTGCAAGTCTAGATGGTCCAACCATTGTGTTAAAAGATGATTCAGGCGACATCTACATCAACACAAGACGTGAAGACAGTGCAGGTGGCGGTTCTGTTTACATCAACAGATTGAAATATCCTAATGCTGACGGTACCAACAATCAAGTATTGACAACAGATGGTTCTGGCAACCTCAGTTTTGCCAATCAGGCATCATCACCAAATCTCTGGAACCAATTTCAAGCAGATTCAGGTAGCACCACTGCGAACACAACCACAGACACACTCACAGTGTCTGGTGGTACAGGCATCAGCACATCTATCAGTGGAGACACTTTAACCATAACCAGTACATCGAGTGGTGGCGTCACCAATATCACAGGTGGTGACAACATTGCAGTGGCCAATCCAGATTCAGCAGGAGATTTTGAAATCTCACTCAGTCAATTGAGTGCTGTGTTGAATTGCAATGATCAGCAGTTAAGCAACATGGCAATCAAAAATTATGGAGAGATCATTCATGATTTGGGCACCACAGGAGGTACCATTACACCTGATCCAAACAACGGCAGTGTGCAAAAGATCACATTGAACAATAACTTAACACTTAATTCGTTAAGCAGTGTGGCCAATGGGGATTCCATCACACTGATTGTGAGACAGGACGGAACTGGTAACAGAACACTCAGTAGCACAATGAAATTTGCAGGCGGAACCAAAACACTCAGTACAGGAGCAAATGCAATTGACATCATCACCATCTTTTATGATGGCACAGATTATTTGGCAAGTTTAAGCACCAACTTCAGTTAAAAAAGGTGTCGTAAACGCTCGTACACGTCAGTACACGGGCAAAACAAAGAGATAAGATTAGTTGTACATCACAACCAATTTTATAAATAAAAACAACAAAGGAGAGCAATATGGGTTGGGCAACAAGTTCAAACGTAGATACAGGTAATTTAGATCAGGGCACAGATTCACCTGCGGCGGCACGTGCTGATATCAAAGCGGCATTTGACGAATTAAAGAATGTGATAGACGGCAGAAACACCGCAAATGGTGTGGCAGGTCTTGACAGTGGCACCAAAATACTTGCCACACAATTACCAGATGAAATCAACAGTGCTTCTTCGCAGAATCTCACATTGGATCCTGCCACAGGCAAGGTCAAATTGGAAGAAATCCTTAATCTGGCACCACAAACAGCATCACAGTTGAATGCAAGATCAGACAAACAGGCAGGAGATGTTGCTTTCTGTTCTGATGCAGGAGATGACAGTGCAGGCGTGGGTGCTTTGGCAGTGTGCGATGGCACAGATTGGCGTGTGATTCAATTGGGTGAGGTGATATAATCAATGAAGCAAGACATCATCAACACATTGGAAAAACGCATCTCCAAAATAGAACGCACATTGGACAAGATCATGAACAACCATTTGAACCATATCCAACACTACCAATTGTACATTCTCAGTCTAACAGGTCTTGTTATCGCTATGTTGGTGGCAATTTTCCTAAGAACTTTCTAGATGGGCCAATCATATCACGGCAAGTACACACGCAGGCGACCACATTTCACACCAGATTCATTTGATCTGGTGCACCACTGTCCTCAGTGCAAACACACACATTTTGACTGCGAAAGACCACTCAACACCCGATATGGTTACTACAGAACCTACGGACACAAAACCAAAAAAGTTCAATGGCGCATAAGGTGTGCAAACCGTAAGTGTCAGGAACCATTGGGTGTGATACTCAAACCTCAGCATTGGGACAGCGCCACATAGTAAATATGCATGGTGCGTTGGTTTATCAGAATCCCATTTGACCATCCTTACGCACCACTTGTTACATCAAGGGGATTTTGGCAGGATATCATGCGTGAGTGTCAAAATCCCCCAAAAAACCCACTTATTCGTTGACTTTTCCTGTGCGATGCTATATACTTGTGCAAATGGCAAAAATAGATTGGTCCAAACACAATTATCACAATGATGTTCACTCTGCAATAGGCACAGGTCGCCGTAAGATTGCGTATGAGCGTGAAGTGGAATGGGGCAAACTAAAATTTGGCAAACACAAAGGCAAAACACTGCAACAGGTACCCATGCTGTATCTCAGATGGATACAGAACACATGGCAACCCAACAGCAAATTCGCAAGGGCCACAATAGAAAACGCAAGGCACGAAATCCAAAGAAGGCAACATAGCACCCAGGAAAACAAGAACAAAGGTTGCAAGTCCTCATAATATCAGTTCAAGGTGCAAACAAACACTGACAGAATGCCCTTAGGCATGACATTGGTGAGTGTGTCGCAAACACTATCACATACACGGTAACGCAGTGATAGACTTCACAATGAAGGGTCGTGGCAGGTAAGGAAAAGCACAGAGTCCTGCGACAATACACAATTAAAAACACCTGCTTCCAGTCTCATTCGTTCAACACGATTCAAGAGACAATAGATGGAATCTGCGGACAGGTTCCGTCTATTCAATCAATCAGATTCAAGCAAACAAAAGTGACGCAGTCACTTTTAGACTGAACTTGTTCAGTCTCTCTTAAATAGATGTGATGGCAAACTATCAAATACACCAAGGCGATAACATAGACTCTCTCAAACAATATGCGGACGGTCACTTTGATGCGATTGTGACAGACCCACCCTATGGCATAGAATTTCTTGGTAAAGATTGGGATCAAAACACGGGTGCAGTGGAGACATGGCGTCAGTGTCTCAGAGTGTTGAAACCAGGTGGTCACTTGTTGGCATTTTCAGCGGCACGCACCTATCATCATTTGGCATCAAACATAGAATCAGTGGGTTTTGAAATCAGAGACCAATTGATGTGGTTGTATGCATCAGGATTCCCCAAGGCACAAGATGTGGGCAAAGCAATTCAAAGAAGACAGGGTGTCACACAAACAAAGAAAAGAGCAGATTGTCAACCCACGTATGGAGGCAGAGGTGAGCATGTCACACAAAATCAAAGTGAAGACATAGTGCCTACCTCACCACAAGCACTTGAATGGTCAGGTTGGAAAACAGCACTCAAACCAGCACACGAACCCATTGTGATGGCACGCAAACCGTTTAAAGGTTCAACCATAGACAATGTGCTGAAGCACGGAGTAGGCGCACTCAACATAAACGACACAAGGATTGCTTATGAAGACAATAAAGATTATAAATCTATTGATGATTGGAATAACAAATACAAAGCAGGTTCGAGTAAAATAGAAGGTTTTGATGTGTATGGAGGAGTCAAACAAGAGGTTCATAAACAGGGTAGATTCCCCTCCAATGTGATGGGCGAGGTTGAAGGTTATCAAAAGTTCTTCTATTGTCCTAAAGTCAGCAGAAAAGAAAGACACTGTGGATTTGAACAAGAAGAAGTGGTGGATAATCCAGAAATGCTACGACAGATGGGCGGACATTTCAAGGGCACTACGGGAGAACAACAAACGTATGAAGGCACTGATGTTTGGTTGCCACACTGCGGACACATCAAGATACACGGACTCAAGCATGAATATCAACGATGGTTAAAACAACAAAACACAATACATACTGAATCAGCACCACAAGGCGAGAGAAGATGCAGTTTAGATCCACACGAAAGATGGCATCAAGGCATGGAGCACAAAAAAGGTGATAAACCTGACCCACTCGCACACATTCCCACAGCACCTGGAAGTGGAAACAATCAAATGTATGGAGAAGGGCAAGGTGCTTTACATAGACGTGAGGCAGTGGGCAACAATCACCCCACAGTGAAACCAGTGGCACTGATGCGTTATCTCATAAAACTGGTTGTGCCTAAGAACAGCACCATACTGGATCCGTTCTCAGGATCAGGATCAACTGGCATGGCGGCAGTAGAGTTAGGGCACACTTTCGTAGGATGTGAATTGGACCCACACTATGTGGCGATTGCAAACAGAAGAATAAAAGGTTGGTTGCAATCTCATCCAGAAACCAACACACCCAATCCACAGGATCTGTTTGAATTTAGAGAGTAAATATCAATGGTGCACTGTGCGATTCTGTACAAACTGCCATTTGTATCCTAACAACTGTTCTACACAGTGGTTATATCCTAATACCACAGTGTGCCACTCAATCCCAACACCATGGTAAATACACAAGTAATCTGACCAAGTCAGTTTACTCCTTTTAACGGGTGTGTGTGTGCTCCATTTCATATTTTAACTCGATATAAAACTCACGCACACACCTTGAACACAATGAATTATTTCTTATTCACAATCAGCATCATGGGATTCCTACAACAGACCCTGCACGAACGCAGGCGCAACGCCATACACAGTGTGGAGAATATGCAACAGATACGGCATATGTTACGGGACAAACCTGAACGAATAGAATATCACAAACCCTACACACACATATTCACACAGGAGATATACACACTAGACGAAGTTGAACATTTTGTGAAACAGTATGCACAAACAGGCACGTGGATATGTGTGTTCACAGAGTTAGACCCAAAAGAACACGCAGAATGGTTACACCAAATGGATTCCGTAATGAGCATAGTGGAACACCAGGAAATCGCTCAAAGACGTGGCATAAAAGTGGTGCGAACCATTGGCAGAGTGGGTAGATTGTATGCTGATAGAGTCAAGTGATTGACGGGTGACCCACAATAGAAACCGTGCAAAAGCGGTTTGAATTGGTATTTTTCAACGGGTGGGGTCCATTTCAGAATCTTTCAAAACCTCTGATTTCAAGGTTGTGTGGGGATTTCAACACCGTATGCACCAGAACTTCAACCATATCAACCACACCTGATGGTTCAAATGGTGCCTAATTCTTGTACACAGAGTTGTCTATGATGCGATACTGGGGAGAATGACGTTCCAAAAAGGTATCTGTGAATGTGGGGGAAAGATCCAGAGCGGTGCACCCTGACAGAAAGGTGATCATGATGACCACTCCGAATCCTCTATATGTCATAACACTTAATTGTAGCACATCTTGGGGTCTGAGTCAACAGTGAATGATGCCAAAATCCGTAAAGGCAACTCGGAGGCCTGGGTCACTGGGCCACAGTGATCGACACCGTTGGGGGTATGGTTGACATCATTGCCCAATGGTGTTATAATGTGTGAGACCGTCCGGCGCGGTAGGTGGTCGGTGCCTGCTGT